TGAGAAATGCTGTGAGAGCAGAGAAAATATCCATGCCGAACAAGATGCGTATAGACTGTTGTATTCACGGTGCTGCGTTAGCTTTCGTACTTTACCTAGAAGAGGAAATATGTAGTTTTAATAAATTATGTACTCCTAAATACCTTCGAATGTACAAGATGTTGGCTGACGTCGTAAGCTTAGAGCCGGTCTTTAGGCTAAGTGATGTCTTGAACTCGCTGTTCTGCTGTGGATCGACCGACGACACCAGTGACATAGCTACCGTTGTAGCTTACAACAATGACCGTTCTTCGCAACCCGGGCCGTCGTTTGACGCTCGCAAGGCTTGGCCTAACGGCCTACCCGGTTATGAATCTCGCAAAGTTTTAAAGAAAAGCCGGGCTGGCTCAAGCATTTCAGCAGCATTGCGCGTAGAGAACGAGGATAGACCTCAGTTCCACGCTGTCGCTCCCTCATTTTCAAATTTGATACCAACAGTTCCATGTGCTGCGATTAATAATGAAGTCGTGGCTATCAGCAATCGCGCCATAATGGAAGTCCCAGTGGCCGATCCCAAGGAATGGGCAGAAGTTAAGAAGTTTGCACGTTATTGGATTAAGCAGTTTCGTAAGATTGACGCGACTGATCTTGACCAAGATTTTGCGAATTGGAATGCCAAATTCACACCAAGTAAGAGGAAGATTCAGTACTTAGCTTACTTGGATATCCAGAAAAACCCCCTGAGTGAAAAAGATTTCACTAGATCAATGTTTGTTAAACGGGAGCTGGATGTCCGAGTCGGCGCTGAGGATTACGATCCTAGGGCTATTCAAGCGAACACAGATCGTTTGAACGTAGCTTTCGGACCTTTCGTCTCGTTAGTATCTGAACAATTGAAGAAATTGTGGAGTGTGGACAACGACATTACGTATACAGCCGGTATGACAGCCGAGGAAATTGGAGCTTGGAGGGCCCAATTTTCCGATAGAAACGTAACGATTATAGAGTTAGATGAGTCCAGGTATGATGCTCATCAGGGAGAAGATGTCTATGACATCTTTAATACCGTTCTAACCAAATGCAATGATAATTATGGGCAGGTTTCTAAGGCTATGAAGTCAATGAGGAAAATTAGAGGTTACAGTGGTAAAGGTGTGAAATACACCGTCGATTACACCATGACCAGTGGTTCACCAACCACTTCTGTAAGTAATTCCTTTATTAACGGCTTAAAAACTTCTTACATACTGAGGAAAAACAAGATACCAGGGAAAATGATAGTCCATGGTGACGATAGTTTAATTGTCATCGAACAGGAACTAGAGCCCAAAAAGCTCGAAAGACTCATGAAAGATTTTATCGAAATAAACAGGAAACTGGGATTCGATACGAAAGCTAAGAGTAGCACAGAATGGCACGAGGTTGAATTTTGCTCATCGCTCTTTTGGCCAGTGGAAGGAGGTTATGTGTTGGGTCCCAAGATAGGTAAAAGATTACCTAAAATTGGTTTTTCCCTGCGCAAACTTGACTTACCTGAGGTTAAGGGCATGATACAAGGGTTGGGAATAGAGGCAGGGTATGTACCTGTCCTACGAGTGTATGCCGCTCATTGTTTAGACCTATTAGACGGTGTTAAGACTGTCGAATATAGTGATCGACGCAAGGTGTACAAATCCCTCCCCAGCATGAAACACGAAGCCAGCTTAGAAACAGACGTCTTTTTCTTTCGACGTTATTCTATCACGGTTAAGGAAGCCGAGGACTCATTAAGCAACATTCTCTATGATTGCATCACAGCGTGTGTGGATTTTCCGTACATGGATGCTTTCACAACCGTCGATCTGTAGACGGTGAACAAATTGCATATTTCATAATACATATTACATGTTTGATCCAACAACGAATTATTGTGGAGCTTATTACTCCGATGGTAAGATCCAACCTTCTGTTTACGACGGACTGTCTCAACCGGTCAATGAATTGGATGAACTCTGTCGAGCACACGATGCGGTTTACGCCCATTCTAACAAGATGGGGAGGCTTGCTGGTGCTAGATCCAGGATTGCTGCCGATAACAAATTTTACGAAGCTGCCACCTATAACACTGGTGGTATACGCGGACCTATTTACGGATTCCTAGTTAAGAATTTTAATATCCACATGCCCGGTTTGAAGGGAGTGGTTAACGATGCGGATGTTTACGATGCTGATGGGGAGTTTAAAAGCGATCTTTTTACGGTTGATCAGAGGACGATCGACCGTAGGAACCCAGCATTCAAACAACAGCTCGAGGAACACAGGAAACAGTATATATCAGGGAATGAGCCTCCAAAGGGGAATGGAAGTCGAAACGTCGATGACAGTCAGGGCAGCACTGCATCGCGGAGAAACGCCACCTCGGACGCAAATCCCATGATAATGGCCGAATATAGACAATGGCACAAACAGAATCGACCTGAACGGAAAAAGAGCGTCTACTTTGACGAGTATTTCCCCACTATTAATTCGAAAAAGAAAAAGAAAAAGCAGAAAAACAAAGACCCTCCACAAACAAAACAAAAATCGAAAACAAATAAAAATTTATTTCAAGAATTTGAAAAATGGCTAAAAGCAAGAAAAGTACTGGCAGGAAACTAGTGACCAAATTTGGTCCAGTGTCTACCATTTCA